CGGCGACCTCGGTTACGAGGGTGACGGTGGGGGCGTTGAGTACGGCGGCCTGCGGTGCACCGCCGAGGGGGCGACGCGCGGACGCGGTGACGGTCTCCGGCTCGTCGGCTTTCTCCGGCTCGTCGGGGGCCGGCTCGGGCTCGGCGGGCTCGGTGGCCGGCTCGGCGGGCGGCGCCGGAGGAGCGGGGGGAGCCGGAGCGGCGGGCGCTGCGGGTGCCGCTGGCGCTGCCGGGGCGGCGGGGGCGGGCTCGACGTTGGTCAGCTCGGCCAGCTCGGCGGCGTTCGTGGCGAAGGTGGCGGCGTTTGCGGTGCGGGTGGACAGCTCGGCGCGTACGGCGCGGGCGTGACTCACCAGCGCGTTGTACGCCTCGGTGTTGGCCGTGGTGGGGGCCTGGCCCGTGAAGGCTGCGGCGTCGCTCGCGATTGCGGCGAGTGCGGCCGTCAGCTCGTCGGGGGACAGTTCGCCCAGCCGGCCCAGGATGTCCGCATTGAAGTTCGCGGTCATGCTCTCGGTCCTCTCGTGTGTGGGGGCGGAGAGCGTGACCGGCTGGGCCGGGGAGGTGCGTGGCTGGGCCTCGCTCGCTCGGGGTGTGTCTCCGTTGCGGCGAGAGTATCGGCGTGGGGGTGGACGGGGCTGGGTGTTGCACGGTTGTGCACAGCGGCGCGCCCCCCGAGGGAGTACGGGGGGCGCGCGACGGTTATAGGTGCTGTCGACGAGTTACCCCCACGGATTGTCCGGAGGGGTTACCGGATCGTTACCTCAGGCCGACTTTCTGGGCCAGCTTGCGGAGGGCGTTCTCGATGCTCGTGCCGCTGCCACCCTTCCATCGCCCGGGCAGCCGGGCCGGCATGTCGGGCACGCTGAACCACCAGCTGCCCTCGCTGTATCCGCCCGTGATCCGCACATCCACGTAGGCGCGGTGCACGGCCTCTTCGACATCCCAGCCGCGCGCGCGGGCGACATCCGCCCAGTTGCTGCGGGCCTTCTCGATGATCTTCTGTACGTCGGCGTTGTCCATGAGCTCTCCTCGGGTTACTGGTTCCACTGTCGGGCCTTGCGGATGTAGGCATCCTTGTTGGTGCACGTGTCGTTGTGGGCGGTGTGCAGCTTGACTCCGGCGGCGCGCATGCCGGCGGCCTGGTTGCTCTTGACCTTGCCGGCGAAGTACTCGTCCCCGTGGTCGTCGAGCACCCACTTACCGGTCTCGGCGGGCATCGGGTCGAGGGCGACAACGGCGGGCTTGCCCTGGCGGATTCTGCCGGTTTCGCGGGCGAACACGATCGGCTCGGCGCAGGCGATGCACGGCCTGGTGTCTTTGGCGGGTACGTCCATGGGCTTCCCCTACGGTTCGCAGTGATCGACCGAGTACCACTTGCACCAGGCCACACCGTCCACGATGGGGATGTCGTTCTCGTCGCGGTCCAGGCTGGCCATGGTGGCGTTGAACCAGATGCCCCACGCCACGAACCCGGTAGCCAGGTAGAGGCCGGCCCTGATCAGGAAGCCGTGGAAGTTGAACTTGAAGGTGCGCTCGCCTTCGTAGCGGTCTCCCCTCGGGGGCCAGAACCACCGGGCGATGCGGCGGGTGCGGGTCATGCTGATTCTCCTCTGTGTGCGGCTGACAGGGATAAAGTAACCCCTTGTGCGGGTGGGTGTCAACTGCTAGTGTTCTGGGTGTCGGGAACAACCCAGCTGGGAAGGACCAGAATCACCATGACCCTCGCCATCACCCCCACCGCGCCCGTCCAGTTCACCACCTCACCCGCCCCGCAGGACCCGGCCCTCAAGGAGATCTACGCCAACGGCGTCAAGGTCGGCTACTTCAGCCGCATGCACGCCAACGCTTGGGCGGGCTGCTACTCGGCCACCCGCGCCATCACGGCGTTCGACACCGCTGACGAGGCGATGGACTTCGTGATGTCACAGCACCGCGCCGTGCTCAACCTGGCCAAGGCGGTGCGCGCCATCCGCCCGGCCACCGGCGCCAGCGTGAGCGGTGCACAGACCGACTGGGACGGGGGCTACAACGACGCCCTGCGCGACGTGGAGCGGGTGCTACGCGCGGCAGTCGGCGAGGCGCCCGAGGGTGAGGGCTACACCGCAACCACGAGGTAAAGGGATGGCCGGAGAGAGGGGCGGCCCGACACCCGAGGAGGTGCGGGCCGCCGAGAAAGAGGCCCTGCGGATGGAGCGGGAGCGCGAGGCCGCACTGATCCGCAGACAGCAGCGACGAGACCGTGAGGGGAGGTGATCAGGTAATGGCCGAGACCGATGCCGAGAAAGCCGCACGTGAGGCGCGGGAACGGGAGGCGAACCGGGGGCAGCAGGAGCGGGAACACGAGCGGCTCCAGCGGCGCGACGGAAGGTAGAACGAGTGGCTGAGAGCGACCAAGATCGACTGGCCAGGCTGGTCGAGGAAGAGGCCGCAGCTGCACGAGAGGCCGCACGTAAGGCGCAGGAGCTGATCGACCTGGAGAGAAGGGCAAGCGAGTAGTGGGCAAGCACAGCGCGCCAGACACGGGACCGAAGTGCCCGAACGGGCACGCGGCCAACAGTCAGGGCAACTGCTTTGACGACACCTGCACGTACGCGAACAGCAAGCGCCATGACGGCGTCGCACGGAGTTAGGGAGTTTTTCATGGGTGATTCAGCGCAGGAGAGGGCCGAGCGGGCCCGCGCAGTGGCGGAGCAGATCCAGCGAAGCCAGTCGGGCGGCACACGGGACCAGCCCGTGGAGCCGGTACGCGACAAGTAGGGAGCGCACAGGGCCCCCGACCGGACCAAACGGATACAGGCGTTTGGGGTGCTCCGGTCGGGGGCCCTTTCCCCATGACAACCCTACGGCGCGCGGGTGAGCCTACCGCCCGGCCACGGTCAGCGCGCCCCGGGCCGGTCTTTCTTCCACTGCGCGACAGCGGCGCAGGCCTCTGCCTTCGACCCCGGGTTGATGTCCTGCTTTCCCGGCAGCGACGTGTCACCGGTCGCGCACATCTTCTTGGCCGCGTTGACCGCCGTGGCAATCGCGCGGCCCTGCGCCATGCCCTTGGCGCGCAGGTGCTTCGAGATGCGCTTGATGTACTTCGGCAGGTGCAGGACCTTGCGGCCGGCAGCCGTAAGCACGGCCTCGCCAGCCCCCTGACCGTCGCCGTCGTCGACCAGCTCAACATCGTCGGCCAACCAGGGGTGGTCGGCCTCCAGGGCGAGCAGCATGTCAACGCTGGCCTCGAACAGCTGGTGATCGAGCGACAGTGTCTCGATCACCTCGACGCCGGCCAGCAGCGCGTCCAGCTCCTCGGCCAGGGCCGCGTGTCGGCTGGACAGCTTCTGGTCGCGCACCCAGTCGAGGATCTCGGCGTAGCCCTCGGGCATGGTGACCGACACGGTGGACTCGGGCTGTGCGTCGGGCTCGGGCTGCGGCACGATGCCGGCGGCCACGAGCGCCAGCGGCTGCCCGTCGGCGACCAGGGCGCGCGTCACCGGGAATCCCGGGGTGTTGACCGCCAGTGCGGCCATCAGCTCGCGGTTGCCACGGATGGGCCGCCAGTCCCCGGAGAACACGGCGCCGAACGCCTTGTGCCGGGTCTCCTCGTCCAGGCCCGGCATGAGCTGGCCGGCCACCCAGATGCCGTGCTCGTCCTCACCTGCGGCCAGCTCGAACACCGCCGTACAGGTGTTGTCGTAGTGGCTGGCCGTCTCCTGCGCGGAGAGGCTGATGCCGGCGTGGCCGCCCTCGCCGGGGGTGCGGGACATGGTGCCGTAGCCGACCGGCACGGTGACCGGGTTGCCGTCGCCGTCCTGGGCGCGGGTGGCGTGCACCATGAAGTAGGCGTAGCCGGACCGGGAGCGCGGCGCGGTCACACAGCGACCGGGCATACCGGTGTGGCAGGTGTTCCATGCGGCCAGGTGACCGTAGACGCGCCCGCTGTCCTCGACGGTGAGCGCGGTCGGCCCGTCCAGCTGGGGATCGGCGAACCACTCGACGGGTGGCAGGGAAGCGGCCGAGGCCACCAGCGCGACTTCCCCACCGCCCAGCGGGTAGTCCACCACGGTGTCACCGATCGCGACCCGCAGACGGTCGAAGACCACGGGCCCGGTGTAGGTGAGGCTCTCGACCGGCACGCCGTAGCCGGCCGTGATGTGCGCCATGTACGGCTCGTGCTGCTCGGGCAGGATGGTGGTGCCGAGCAGGTTGCGCAGCTGGGCGATGACATCGTTGCGTAGCCAGTCGATGGCGTCGCGC